CCCGACGGTAGATTATGTGTTGTCGTTGTATGTGACAAGCATGTTATCTTCGACGTTGTTACAGTCGCAAATAACAGCCCATACATTGACTTTTGAGTTACAAACAGCAGTTGCACTCAAGAGATCGATGGTGTCTGCTGCAGCGTACAGATGTGGAACGTTAGTTGCCAAAGCAGCTTTTTGTCCCGCAGCAGTTTGTACAACAGCAGCAACGTAACGGTCTGGGTCAGCACCGTCGCCAAGCGACAATGTACCTGTACCAGTACCTGCGGTTAGGATTTCGTATCCTGCTGACAGTACAATTGAACCTGCAGGAATTGAAAGCACCTCGATGGTGTCTGTTGCAGCAAGGGTGCTAAAGTCAGAATCTGTCAAGTCAACAACTTGACTCAGGACTTTGACATTTGGACCCTTTGCACTGTAGCCAGTAGTACCAGCGTTTGCAATTTGAAAAGGCATATCTCAGTCCCCCTTACGCTACTGTATCTACAACACCGCGAACGAGTGCTTCTGGGCGAAGGACTTTACGTCCAAACACATGAAGACCACGAACGATGTCGGAGAAGGTTTCAGTTGACCGAACTACTTCGGTTTTTGCAATGTGAGATGCAGTTGCAACGGCTGACATGTGACCAGCCAGAACAATTGACTCACCATCTGCTGCAGCAACACCAGAGATGCTAACTGCGTCAGTTCCGCCAGTAGTCAAGGCAGTTGACTTGTAGCAACGGAAGCCAGCAATGTTACCCTGCATAACAAGACCGTTCCGCAGAGGTGAAGTGCCGTCGCCAGTTACCTGTACTTCTGCAAACTTTGCACCGGCTGAGAACAGCTTGGCGTAGAAAGCAGGAGAAGCAACGAACCAACGGTTCTCTTCTGGAACAGACTGCTCGTCAAGTTCTTTTGCCATTTCGAGCATCAGGTTGACAGCGTTGTCTGGAGCAGTGTGAACTGCGATTGGAGTACCGGCAGTACCCAGAGCAGTGTTGGTGTTCAACAGACCACCAGCAAGTGATGCGTCGTCAGCACCGGCAATACCGGCACCGTCAGCAATTGCTTGCAGGACGTTGAAGTCGTACTTGCGCTTCAAAGAGTATGCACCTGATGAGGTAGCAAGGGCTTCGAAGTTAACATGAGACTGACGTTCTTCAATGTCGTCAATCTTGAACGCAAATGCGTTTGCTTGGTCGACAACCATAGTTGTCTGGTCGTCAGCCAAGTCTTGTGGGTTAACCACAGAGCCACGTGAGTAGGCACTTACTGTGATTGTAGGTTCTTTAATGATACGTACTGTATCTCCAAAGTTCTCAATTTCCCCCGCGTAATCGGTATTCGTGATGTCTTCAGCAACCGAAGCGCGACGGAAAAATTTGAGGACTTTTTGGCTAAATATTTCCGGTGTAAAGTTACCGGAAGGCAGGTTATTGTAACCTGCAGCGCGATTAAAAGCCATCTGCTTTTCCTTCCATTTTGAGGTTTATTCTAAGAGTTGAAGTCGATTCGCCCTTCAGACCGTGCCGCGTCCAATTCGCTTTCCAGCTTTTCGAACTCGTGCGGTTTCATCTTGGCGATTTGTGAAGCTTTCCAGATCTTCCCATTGCTATCTTTTGTAGCAATTTCTCTGGGTGCTTGACGAGTTACAGCCGCTGCTGCATCGTCTCGCTTAGATCGAGTCTGCTTTGGTTTTGCGCTGATGTTTTTATCAGCTTTGTAGAGATCAATAACACGTGCCGCTAAACGAGCATTGGTACTGTTCTTGTAAATGCCATCGCTTAGAGATTCTGGCTGTTCATCTAACCATTCCAAGAAATCGTTGTCTGCTTTGATTTCGTCAAAGTCTGGATGTAGGTGAAGAAGTTCAGCGTATGCCTTTTGCTTCTCCAGTGCCTTTTCCCGTTCTTTGATTACGCCAATCTCTTCTTGCAGTTGTGAAAGCTGAGACTGTGCTTGCATAGCAGATACGGTCTGTACGACTTCGAAAATGTCAGGATACTGTTCCTTAAAGGCTTGCAACTCTTCCATTGTTTTTGGCATTGGAATACCTCTGGGCATTTCAACGTCATTGGAACGTACTGCAGATTTAAGTTCGCCAATTTCCTGCTTGAATTCGTTGACCTTTGCGTCGTAGTGACGTTTTAGGTCGTCGTAACGTTTCTTGTAATCGTGAGATTCTTCCGGCTCTTCTTTTTGCTTTGCTTGTGCAAAACTTTCTCCGGCTTCGCCTTGCTGAGTAGCCGCTTCGATCTCTGCGGGGTCAGCTTCACTCTGGGCTTCTACGTTTTCATCGTCATCGTCTACGTAAACGTCCTCACGATACTTTCCTTTGTAAAGACTGTCGTTGTTAACGGTTCCGAATGAATCGTTAGCTTTGTTGGCACGGTGGCCTCTTGCTTTTGCCATTTTATTACCTCATGTTAGCGGGGCTACTTTGGCTTGTAGGTAGCCGCTTCGGTTGTGTCGGGGCCGCATGATTGCGGGTAGCCGACGGATTCGTTACTCTTTTGGAGTAAATTGATAATCCATA